TATCATAAGCCATAATGTTAGGCATAGTTCTGCGGACCATAGAAATTAATACAGGATCGTAATTATCAATACTAGAACCAGTTACGTTAGTTGGCACGCCAGCTTCTAACAGTGAACGTGGGTTATAAGACCCAGTTTCTCTAATTGCTTTTTCAGTATTTTCTAACAGAGTAGCTGTAACACTTCTACGTCTAGCATCAGTAATTGGAGGAAGACCTGCAACTTCTAGTAGTGGTTTCCATCTTTTTACGATTTCTTCATTAAGTTCCATTTAAATAACTCCTTGTGTTTAATTATATATATTTTTTATTAGATTTTGGTAGTTCTAGCGATGGCGTTAATATAGCTTGCCATTGCAGGATCAGTAATTTGATCGGTATTAGAACTGCCTTTTGCTTCCTCAGTTAAAGAAGCAATTCCAATCACTTCTTCTTGCTCTGTAATGACATCATCACTACCAGAAAAATGAGCTTCTTTAATAGTTACTAATTTAGATTGAAAATCATCCATATCTTGATAACTTAGATTTTCGACTAGAGTTAGGAATTTTAATGAATCACTTTCAGTTAAATCTTTAGTCATTCCTATAATAATAACGTCTCTAACTAATTCTTCATTAGTTGTAGCTAATTCAAAGTTTCTATTTTGAATAGCGTTCATTTCTTGTTTAATAGTTTCTAGTTCTTTTTCTAATTCACCTAAAAGGTCATATTTATCTTCTGGAACATCGACATAATGTTCTGTGAATAATTTATGCATACCCTTCATGAAACTTTCCTGTAGATCATATTTAATTGAATTTTCTACGGCAAGTTTATTTGCTTCTACCCATTCATTAACAGTATGGGTTAGATATTCATCAATACCCTCTGCTAACTCAGTTTTATATTCTTCAACTAATTCATTGAATTGAACTTCTTGTGATTCTTGGAGTTTAGCAGCATCAATTGTTAATCTTGCATTAACAGCACTTTCAATTAATGTAGAAACTTTAATTTTAAATTCTTCTGATAATTCAGATTCAGAGAACATAGCATCAACATCTTCTTTAACTGGGGATGCTTTTGCTCTAATAGTAGCGGCATTTCCAGCAGCCGCGCCGGGAGGAACGCCAAGATCAACATTTGGACCGAATTGAGCCATTGATTGATTGAAGAAATCAACTAATTCTGATTTTTTCATACCATTTAATGATTGCATCATACCAGAAAGCATGTCAGATTTGGTCATACCATCTGCTGGCATTGAATTTGGTTTTAATGTATCGGATGCGGATGTTTCGTATAATTGCATTTCATTTTCATCTTTAATTGACATGTTTTCTTCCTTACATTTCTTTATTTAAGTATATATTATTATTTAAATTTTGATTTGATTTCATTAATGAACATATTGAAAACAGTTAATGCTTTTTGTTCATCTAATTTTTTACCAGATTTTTTAATTTTATCTGTTAATTCTTCTAATACCCAGGAATTGGCAGCTTCATTAAAAATCCAATCTCGACCTTCCATGATACCATTCATTAATGCATTAGGGGCAGATGGATCAAATACGATATCGCCGGCAGTAGCAAATCTTAAATCAGATTGCACTTCCATAATACCATTACGTTCTACTAATGACCCCATTCCTCGTGTAGACATACCAATTTTAATTTGTTCATCTAGTAGATTTTTAACAATTCTACCATTAGGAGTATCTAAAATTTTAGCTTTACCGATATAATCATTACCACTTCTGGTTAAGGATTCAATATTATGACTAACTAATGGAAGATTGATATTGGGCGAATCTGGATGGCCGAGTTCTCCTAATGCTCTTTTAGTATTAATAGATTCATTAATATATCTATTAACCTCTTTTTCAAGAACATTCATGGGATAAATTCTATGATTTCTGTTTGGTATGGAACCTTGAATGAAAATACCTTCTACATAGTAATTTTTCTTATTACTAGCGCCAGTTTCCTCTATGATTATAGATACGTCCTCTATATTTTCTCTTAGAAATTTCATTTTATCCCCTATATGCTATTTTTGTTGCATAAACATCAGATGAACTATTAGCTGATAATAAATCTGATGGTTGTTTTTCTACAAGTATATAATTTGGATTTGTTAGAAAAATAGATGACTGATTTGCTCCAGATGAATTAGCAAGAGTTATTATAGCATGTTGATTATGTGATGAAATGTATACTAAAGTAGCATTACTGACAGTATTGCCAGTTGTGCCTAAATGAATTGTATTTGATAATGGTTTTAGTATATTCACAGTATTATTCCTTATTAACTATTGACATGGGCATCTTCGCCTCTATTGTAGGATGCTGGCATTTGCTGTCTATTTGTCCGTTCTGGAATTGATGTATCTCTAAATGGCAATCCATTTTCATTTTTTACTGGATAGTCAACTACATTGATTGTATGCTTATCTTCAAATTCTTGTTCATCACCAGATTTTGGTAAATATCCCCCCTTGAACATATCACTAGCTACTCTTGGTCGCATCGATTCTAATTTAGATGATACTTTAGATGCTAACATATTATTAACAGACTTGACAAAATCTGTTGCATTTCTAGCCTGTGAAAAATTAATCAAGTCTTTACTTTCATTGATATTATTTCTATTATATTCTTCACCTAATCCCATAATATTCCCATCATGATGCCCGCCTTCATTATGAGATATATAATGGCTTCTTCCACTTCTATCTTTTTTTATTTCATCATTAGCATAAGATTTTGCATCATCTAAAGTTTCATGTGGCCCAATATTTTCCCATACAGAACTACCAAAACGTGGATGGTTTAATGTTCTCGCCTGGACCATAAACCCATGTTTAAAACTACCATCCTTTTGTCTAATTGCATTAGGAACGTATCTTACACGATATTCTTCTCTATGAGATTCGTCTTTATTTTCAGTAATCATTGTCATATTTGATTCCTTATATCTAAGTAATATTACTTGTTTATTTTATTTAGTGTTATTAGATTTTGGTTTAGGTGCTGGGGTCGCGGCTTCTGGATCAGGGGACATTTGTGCCTGTTGCAACTGAATTTTCATTTGTGACTGTGCCTGCATTTCCCCAATGGCAATATCTCTTTCCGCTTGATGGAATTGTCTAGCATCTTCTTTCTGCTTATCAATTTCAGCATTTGCATCCATTTGACCAATTTCTTCATTGGTCTGTTTTAGAATTGTTTTTCTAATATAACTTTCATCATAATATTTACCAATATAAACTTCGGCTATACTAGCTAGATTAAGTCTTTCCTTCATAATCTGAGTTTGTTTTAATTCAGCAAAATAATTATCTACAGTAAATGAGAATTTCAATTCCTCTTTTAAGAATTTCCAGTCATTACTATTAATAATCTTTTTAAGAATTAATTGTTTTTCTAGAAAGCTAAGGAATAATCCCTGAAATCTAGTTCTCATTCTTTGTATCATTTTATAGAATTTAACTTCGTCTCTACTAATACTATCAGTTTGTCCAAATACAAATGGAGAGTCTGAGTTTAATCTATTGGTAGGAATATTTAATGAATTATATAATGCTTCCTTGAAATAAGTAATATCAGAAATATCACCTAAATTAGATGCCCCAGGAAGTGTGGAAATTTCTGTTCCTCTTCCACCTTCTCTACGTGGAATCCAATAATCTTCAAGCATTGTAGCAAATTTACGTTCGTCTCTAACTTCGCCAGTAGATGCATCATATACTAATTTATTCTTATGTTTTACCATCATATCCCGAACATGTTGTTCAGCTTTTGCTTTTGGTAAATTTCCAATATCAATGTAGAAAATACGTCTTTCTGGGGCACGGGAAATTCTGTAAATTAATGCAGAATCTTCTACCGCTCTGAGCATATTCATTGGCCGAATTGCTTTATGAAGATATGATAAAACCATTTGATTACTTTTATCAGTTAGGCCAGATGTGCAAAATACGATTGAGTCTTTGGCAATTTTTAGACTATATTGGGCGTTAAAATCTTTACCTGATGCATTAGATTTATTTGAGAATAAAAAATATTCTGTAACTTTCTGTTTTGGTATATCACCATTATTAGATTGTTGAACAAAGTTTTCACCTTTAAGAGTTCTAACTTCTCTAATTTTTCTAATGTTTCTTGGGTCAATATTTCTTAATTCTTTAATACCACGACTAAGATTTTTTTCATCTACGATTGCATGATAATACAATCTGCCATCAATATACCATTGTCTAAAAATTTCATATGCTCTGTTATTGAAATTTAATAGTTGAAGACAATATTCAAATTCTCTTTTAATGGAGTATTTTAATTGATCAGGAATGTTGATTAAATCCATATTTAATTCAACAATTCTACCAGTATCATCATCAACTGATATTGCTTCATTCGTTATTTCATCAACGGCAGTCTCTACTTCCGCCTGTAGGGCCATATCTCTATATCTAGTGATAAGGTCTGCCTCAGTCTTACTAGCGCCTTCTAGATCAACGTAGCTGCTAGTAAATCCACCAACAGCAATATTTACTCCACCATCGTCAGATATAGGTGGAGTAAATGATTGATTTTCTTCTTCTTTAGAGACTCGTTTTAATTCAATACCAAATAATTTCATAGTTATATCCTAATATTATAATAGTTATATATTAGAGTATGTATTAAGTTGGCAACGGCCCGATTGGCGTCGACGCCCCTCCCTGTAATGTCCAATAATCATATGCAAAGGTTACAGGAAATTCTTCAATTGTATTTTGATTATCCCATGAAAGATCAATTGCCCCAATTTGAATTGGAAATACCCCAATCAGTTTATAGGTTCTTACTGCGAATCCATTTTGGCTTAATTGAGTAACTGTAACATCTTTTTTATAACTTGCTATTCCAGGAAGGCCACGAGTATTAGAAACAGGAGCATTTAAGGCAGAATGCCATTCTTCAAAGGCATTTCTTATCATAAAATCCTCACTATTAATAATTGAAACTGCCCAATTATTATATGTTCTATCCCCAGCTAATTTAACTCTTCTACCAAAAAATCCAACATCAATATTACTAACAATGCTTTCTGGAATTGATGCCGCCTTAGCCATATATGACAGGGTAGTTAACCCATCTTTATCCGTAGCAACAGAACCGCTAGTTGGAAAATTACAAGTAACATAAAATAATGTTGGTCTTGCTCCCCCATCAACTAATCTTGATTTAAACTCTTCAATATTTGAAATCTGAGCCATTATATTTTATCTCCTTAAAAAATTTTAATAATAAGTAGTAGTTTTAATTACTACTTATGATGTCATTTGATAGTTTACAAGTCTATCAGTATTACCAATAATTTCATTAAACTCTGTTCCTGTTGCAGTAGCTATGAAATTTAACTGAATGAAGTTAATTGATCTAGCAGGTTTAACATAGATATCAGCAATAAATCCATTTGTATCAATAACATCAGGAGTATTATTGGTTGTATCACAAATTAATCTATAATCATAAATTCCACGTCTACCTTTAACATCACGTAGAATTGGATCAATTTGTCCTACGAATTGTGCTCTAGTAAATTCATCATTCATTTCAAATAGTGTGAATTTTGCAACGTCAGAGATTACTCTTTGTAGATAGATGAATAATTGTCTGACGTTAATTCTATCAAAAGCAGAATTCATACCATAAGTTGTTTTATCTCCAAATAGAATTGCTTCTTTCCCTCTAAATTGAACATATGGATTAATATTAATTGGATTTGGATATATATCATCACGTTCTCGTTGAGAAGGGTTGAATTTAAGTTGACGACAAACTCTAACTTCGCCTCTATTAAACCCAGCAGGAGAGAACCATGGACCGGCATTAACCGCAGTTCTTGCTACTAGACCAGCAGTATCCCCATTTAATGGAATATCAATAAATCTATCATTATAGCGATCGTAAATAGCTTTATATCCAGAATCTAGAACTAAGAAAGATGATTTAGTAACTGCATTTGCCCATAACGCTAATGTTTTAGTAATATCATTGATGCCGGCTGATTTAGTTACATATTCTTTTTTAGGAGAAGCGAATGCCATACAATCACGTCTAGTTTCACATATTTCAGTAGTAATATAATTGATTAAGCCTTCACCATAATCCCCACCATTAGCTTTACCCTGTATTAGATAATCGACATCAATTTTGTCTTTATCTTTGAATAAATCATATCCCTCCATAAGAGTATTAAGGGCAATATTATCCTCTGTAATAGTATCGGAACCATTGCCTAGAAAAGCAGTATATGGTAGAGTGTCTAAATTAGACATTTCAGATGGCTTAGTAATACTAATACCTGATCTGTGATTAGCCCACCATACATAACTATTATTTAATGAATTATTAATATTAATATGATAATTCGCACCATAGGCCTCTTTTTTATTTTGTGGAACAAATTTAAGATCAGCCCTAGTTCCCTCAGATTTAAAGACGACATTATTATCTTTATCTGCAATTACAGTATATATTTTATCATTAACGTAATATGTATTAGCCCCTGTTCCTCTTTTTAATTGAGAAGTAGAAGGATCGGTATCTGATGCTGGTGGTAATACGGCAGGGAATGCTCTATTCGCTGGATTAGGATTACG